TCAGTACATCACCTGCAGCGGAGGATAGATGGCAGCGTAGCCAGCGGAAAAAGCGTTTTTCGTGCGTGTAGGAACAACCTTCACGCGATGCGCGTCGAGCGGAACATTCTGCACTGTAATCAGCACATTGCCTCCACCCCCACCGCCGGTCAATGTAAACGCTACGTCTGGATTACCTGGAAGAACCGCAGGGCCAGCCGAAGCCGCGACGCCGGTGTAAAGATCGAGAAGCGCAATCAGCTTGACTCCGTCGAGGTAGATATCGATGATCCCGAGATCATCGCTCAGGCGGAAGTTCATGCGGAAACCCCAGCCCACGTACTCTATCTGGGCAAAGGTAGCTGGGTTGCCGTCATCGTTGTACATCTCGTAGCTCGATGGATCCTTGAGACTCGCTCCTGCGATGACCGCTTCCGGCGTCTGCTGTGGGGTAAAGAGCGAGGTGCTCACATATTCGATAAGCGGCCCTAGCGACGTGACGCCGTCGCGCAGCAGCACCGTGTTTACGTTCGGAGTGAGATCGTCACTGAGTGCATAGATGAAGTAGGAGGCGCGGTCCCAATCGTCTGGATATTGCTGCATGCGCGCGCCCTGTACCTCTTCAAACGTCAGTCCCTGGATGGTGTATTTCAGGTTGCCGGTGTGAACGGGAGTGGGAGGTTTTACGAAGCGGCCGACGTAGTGACGCCCGCCGCCATCGTGATCGATGATAGTGAAATACCCGCGCTTGAACTGTTTATAGAAGCGTTCGATCCGTTGCACCTTCTCCCAGGTGCAATCGACGAATACCATGTCGAAGCTGTAGCCGGCGCAACCTGTCTCACGCGCGATCGCCGGACCACGACGCACGCGCGTGTAGGTCATATTGTCACCGATCGGTTGCGGCGTTCCGTAACTCCAGTTCGGGTTGAAACCGAGATCCTCAGAGTAACCAGTGCTCGGATTCAGGACATCAGTCTCAGCCATCAGTTCCTCCCTGCGCCGGAGTACTCACCAGCGAAATTATTCTTTGCTTTGAGAATGGCTTCGATGCCCCCCTGCGCCAGCATTTTGGCGAAGCTCCCTGCATCAACAGCCGAAACGTTCCAATGGTGATGCGTGTCGCTGCTGGAGCCAGACGGCGCTGGACCACTCGGCTGCACCTGGCTCAGATAGTGCGCGGCCATCGTGGCTGCGTCGGCTCCGCCATTTATAGCTGCAAGTGCAGAACCGTGCGCGGCGGAGGCTTGCGTATTCATCACCGTCTCGCCCATCAGCGCGTGAATCAATCCCTCAGTACTGCTGGTGGCGAAGCTGCCGAATCCGGTGATGACGCCGCCATCGTGGAACTGCGCCGCGCTGGCCTTCAGGCCTTCACTGCCTGCCTTCGCCAGCCGCGAGATCTCCGAGTCAGCTTTCTCCACGTCGGTGCGGAGATAAGTGTCCATCATGTACTGCGCGGCCGAGTTGCCAAAGGTCTTCTGTGCATAGGCCATGCCATCGGCTGCCGTCTTGTTCACACCGGCGATTGCACTCTGGAAGTCGCCGCCACCAGTGCGGAATTGTGTTACGTCCTGCTGGATCTGCGGATCCAGAGTCTCGTGGAAATACTTCCGCACCTTTTCGTGGCTCGCCACACCGAAGATGGAGCCGATGCCGGATGCGATGAGTCCGACACCAGCGCCAACGCCTGCGCCGATCAGAGCTCCCATCGGTCCAAACATCATGCCTACAGCCATACCCGCTTCAGCGCCAGACATTGCGTTATTCAGATAGCTCTTCGCCCCGCCTTGCTCTACGCCGCCGATGATGCTGTTTGTGCTGCTGTAGGTGGCTATGCCCGCGCCGATGCCGGCAGCGGCCATCTGCGTTCCGCTCTTACCACCGCCAAGACCACTGGTCGCGCTGTCTACATCGTCTTGCGAATTGATCATGCCAGCGCTGCCGCCATCGGCGCTGCTGCGATAGGTGAGGCCGTCCGCGCTCGCCCCACTGGCAGCCTTTGGCAGGCCAGCCTGCATCATGTTGTAATCCGCGCTCAGCGTCTTGTACTGCGAGTAGCCGTCCCCGGCCATCGAAATATAATCGCCGGCACCGGAGCCGGAACGCGTCGAGTTGGGAGCGGCCGCGCCAACATAGCTTCCACTGCCGGCAGTCGTTGAAGAATATCCGCCGCCAGCTCCTGCCGAGGTGAGTGTGCTGGATCCTCCGCTGTAGTCAGCAGAGACGAAAGAACCGCCTCCTGCGCCTCCAGGAGCAGCCGCAGCGCGTGCGGCGAGTGGAACGCCAGCACCAGCTCTTCCGCCCGCACCGTGCGGCAGCAAAGCGCCAAGGAATCCACCCTGGCTTGCGGATCCGGGTGCACCAGCGCCCATCGTCTGGCCGAACATCCGCTGGAAGGTGCTGGTCTGCATCATCCAGTCCGCGATGATCTGGAACATCATCTTCTGCATCGCCGTCTTGATGAACTCTGCCGGGTTGGTAAAAGCCGACTCCAGGTTGTTGGCGATGCGGTCGCGCATCTGCTGGTTCTCTTCCTCAATCTGGGCATTCGCCGTGCGCTGCAGGTCTTCCTGCGCCTGGATGAGCTGCTGGTCGGTAAGACCTATAGCCCTCGCGTCTTCAGTGAGCCGTTTGTAGTGCGCGTCGTACTGCGCCTGTATGCGAGAGAGCGAATCCTGGTATTGCGTAACCCATCCGGCAAGCCCGATGCCGTGCACGCGCGATTCCGCTGCTGCTGCCTCCGCGTCATACTGCGCAACGGTCTGCGCGGCCTTCTGCTGAAGCTGTAAGCGGTCCTGCTCGGCCTTGTCCTGGATAGAGGTAAGAATCACCTGGTGATTCTGGAAGTCCTTTTCCGTGGCTGCGTAGGTGCCGTCTGCGTTTTTGAATTGTTTATCGAATTCAGCATTGGCATCGTTGGTTTGCTTCCGCGCGGCTGCCGTGATGCGCGCATAGCCCTGCTCGGCCGAGGCAGCGACCGCGTCCTGTGCCTGGCGTGCCTTCTCGGAATAGTCATCCTGGATAACCTTGATCTTCTGCGCCGATTCCAGTGCGGCCGCCTGGCGCTGAATGCCTGCGTCGGCTGGATCCAGATCGCGGTTCGTATTGATCTTATTGATCTGGCTATCGTGGTCTGCGTTGATGCGCGCTACGCCGGTCAGGCCTGCGGCCCTCGCATCTTCCAGCATCTGCTGGGCGGCCTGCATTTGTTTTTCAATGCGGTCGTACTCTTCGTTATCCAGCTTCTCCGCGACGGCTGCGGTCTGGCGTCTGGCGGCCTGCGCGCTGAGTTCACCTTCCTGCATTTTGCGCGTGATGGCATCGATTGCTTCGGAACGTTTCGCCAGATAGAGCGCCGTGCCTTCGAGGCCAGAGTTCGTCGCTTCATTCTGAAGCGAGATCGTTTCGTCGCGTTCCTTGATGGCGAGATTATGGCGATCATCGGCCGCTGTATCACCGGCTTTACCTACGGCAGCCGTGTATGTAGCTTGACCAGAGTTGGGATCGATCGCATGAACAAGCGGCAGATCATTGCCTTTTTTACCCTGAGCAACAGCCGAGTTATAAGCAGCCTGCTCGACATCATGTTCGGCTTTCTCCTGGTCCCTGGTGTACTTCAGCATCAGCTTCGCCGTTGCGATCGCATCCTGCTTTTTCTGTTCAATAAGAGCGAAGCCATGCAGCGTGGCCTCTCTATGCGTGCTCTCATCCTGCTGGTTGCGCACGTCAAGCTGGTGTTGTTGTTCTAAATCTCTCGCCCTCGCTTTCGCCTGATCCTCGTAGCGTTGCGCAAGATCTTTATCGTCGGTTTTAGTGAAGTGTTGCGATGGATCTTCGTCATCCTGACCCATCATCCACCGAGAAAATGCAAGATCACTTCCAGCCCGAGGGAGCCACTGCTGGACGCCCGCTAAAACTCCAGAGCTCGCAGTGATTCCAGCAGAAGCCTTTCGTTTTTCCAGTTCATCTACCTGGGCGTTTGCCTGATTCAGCAACGCTACAGCGGTCTCCAGCGATGCTTCGTCGAAGAGCTTCTGGCCTGCTGTCTGTCCTGCTTTTTCGTAATACTCGTTTACTTGCGCATTGACGTTGAACCATTTCTCCGCGAGGTCATAGACCTCTTTGCCGGCCATCACTCCGATCGAGGCGAAACCGAGGCCAACCATCGCCGTGCTGACAGCGCTGATTGCCGTCATCAGGAACTCGCTCTGCGCAATGACCGATTGCATGGCGCGCGGAATATGCAGGCCGAGCTCCTCTGCAGCCAGGCGCACCTTCTCCTTATTGGAGAGCATTCCTTTGTCTACATCGGCCATTGGCTGCTTGAGCTGCTGCAGCGACGCGGATCCGTTGACCCCGGCGCTCTTCAGCGCGTCCTCGATGTTCTTGAGCGACTGCTGCGCCTGAGCATCATCGACGCGGATCTGGATGTTGACGACAGACGCCATCAGTTGCTCCTCGTGAACTTCGCATCGCAGCTTCTGCAGGTCGTAATGAAGCGGTTGTGCTGGCGAGCTCCGCAGCGGCCACAGGGAAAGTGTTCACGCTCGAAATTGTTGCGCGCCAGGTGCAGGGCTTCCAGGCCGGCCACATCGTCGCGGGTGAGCGAGTGGGCGTCATAGGTGCAGCCGATTTCTATGGAGCGTTCGAGATTGAGCAGGTACTGGGCACGGCGATAGTAGCCAGGCGAGAGCGTGCGCGGCGGCATCTCATCCGCCAGGCGCACGCGTACAGACGTCGAAGCATTCCGCATCACGGACTCATTGAGCCCGAAGATGAAGCTCTCTTCGAACAGAGCACTGAGGGCCTCCTGCAGGCCCTCAGTGTCTTTCTCGACCTGGATAACGGCTGCCATCTATTTGAGTTCGTCTCCGGCAACCGCGACAACGCGTGCAGGCTGGAAGAGCTCCTGTGCTGCAGTCACTTTGTGGTGATAGTCCATCTCGCGGACGATCTGCTCGCGGCCCTGCAGAGGCTTGCCGTCCACGGTATAGCTCTCATCCACACTGACCACCAGCTCGTCATAGAGCGCAGCCAGCATGGCCGTGGGGCCGCGAAAGATCGTGGTGCCATTGCGGCTGCCGCCGACGACGATGCTGCGCGACGCCTCGGCCGAGTAACGCTTGAACTGCGCCTCTGACGGGGCGGCCAGTACATGTTTCAGCCCCTCGAACTTCTGCATCAGGCCGTCTTCGCCGGTGGACCAGGTCGCGTCGATCGAGATTGCTTCGCCCTCGGCATAGATGGTCAGATCATCGCTGTCCTGCGCGATGCGCGCGCTGGAGAGTACGCGGCCGAGCTGCAGGCGGTGTGCCAGGGGAATGCAGTCTTTCCAGTTCGGAAGACTCTTCAGATCGCCGCCGCCCGCTATCTTGTAGCCGGTTGCGTCTTCCAGCACCAGGTTGACCAGGACGATGTAAGGCGTCTGCAGGTCCAACTCGCGGATATTACCTTCATCGCCATTGCTGGTCTTCATGGAGATGGCGGCGAAGTACTTGCGCCAGTCCTCCGGTGTGATGCGGCGGCAGGTGAATGTGTAGGTGTTCACGTTCTTCTCCGGCGTCTCCGGCTCTGCACCGGGAACGGGAGGTTTTGCTTTCTTGTTTTCGAGCAGCGTAACAACGCGGCCTTTGGAGAGATCCAGCGTAGGAGTTGCGTTCGTGTCAGACATGGGTTTCCTCGATTGTGTGGGTTCAGGTTGTGGTCTTCGCGAGTTGAGGGAACCCGTCCATCTCTGAGGCCGCGCAGTGCTGCGTCGCTCACCGGCCGCGAAGTGGTGCGGCCGTTATAACAAGACAAACAAAAACGGAAAGCAGATGCCAAAATCCTCCGGAGCGGCAAGGAGCAAATCCGCTCCGAAGTCTGGAGAAAATCCACCCCAGCGAACAAAATGCGTGTTCGCCGGGGACCCCGGTTACGCGGCCATCAGATAATCGGCCACGCCGTTGACGGTGTACATGCTGACAGCTGCCACGCCGGCCTTCTGATAGCAGGTGGTCTCATCGAGCGAGACGCCCCAGACGACCAGCTCACCATCATTGCCCAGCTTGTTCGCCTTCACATGCGCAGCCGGCCAGGAGAAGCCGACCTGGTTGAGCAGCGCCGGATCCGTGCCGAGCGAGATGGCTAGCTCGATATCGTTCTCGAACCAGCCATTGATATCGTCGGCAGGTAGCGCGGCGATCTGCAGGTCCAGCGAGTGTTTACGCTGGCCGGAGTTGACGCTGCCGGAGTTCAGGCCATCGCCCACCGACTTGAACGGACTGCCCTGGTTATCCAGCTTGACCGTCGCACTGCGCAGACGGCCGGCAAACGGCGTAACTCCGCCGCCGCTCGGCGTAATGTTCAGCTTCATATCCGAGCCGAGCAGGTAATCAGCGGGAGCAAGGACCGGCAGATCCGGCAATGCACCCATCGAGCCAGGAATCTTCCGGCCGGTGCCCATCAGCTCAAGCGTGGCCATGAGGGCACCACGAGACGGAATGCTCAGCGAGAGCGAGCTGACGCAGATATCAGGGGCTTTGTAATGGATATCCGCAGTCTCTTCGACGTACACCGAGGTCGGCACCAGCGTCGAGTTGATGTTGGGAAAGGTGCTGGTATGCCGATAGGGGCCAGCGCCAGTCGTGATTTTCTGCCCGAAGAGGAAGGACTGCATCCATCCCATCCACCAGGCTTCCGCCTCGCGCTTGAGCGACATCTTGGTATCGCGATCCGTGGGCTGGCCATTGGTTGCGAACTCTGTACCTTTGCCGGCGTCGGCCTGATCGCTGCGGCGGCTGATCGCTAACTCCAGCACGCTGCCGGAATCGAACTGCAGCCGCCGAATCAGTTTATCGTCGGCGAGCACCCCGCCATAGGCTGCCTGGGCATACGGGCTGATAACAAGATTACGTCCGCTCTGTTTCTGCATCGACATACTCACTCTCCTTCAAAACGAATAGAAAACCTGTTACTTTTTCGCGTCATCCTCGGCCGCCGCAATCACCACTGGCAGCTTCGTTTGCAGAACCCTGGGCGCGGTCGCCAACTCGACCAGCAGCTTGCCCTCGTGGCGATAGCTGCTCAGGCATACGCGCCACTCATAGCTCTTCTCGATGTGTGCCAGCGCATAGTCCGGCGCGGTAAAGCGAAACTGTTTGCGACCAGTGGAGATGCAAACATCACTCCCGGCCGGAACCGCCAGCGCCTTGCCTGCCTCAGTCAACTGCACATCTACAAAGTCTTCGCCTGCCATCATGTCTCCCTCTACGCTTGAGCGTTTGTTCCTGCAAATTGTGCGATCGACGGCACCGCAAACGCCGCCGCATATGCCATGCCGATCTTCGTCGGCAGCGGTGCCATGCCGGTGTACTCCACTGGGCTGGTGCGGTTGCCATCTGGCAGCAGCAGCCGCGCACCGACGAGAATATGTTTCACCTTTGCGGCGAGCTGCCCGCTCTTGCGGCGCTGCATCTGCGGATCCGGGCCAAGATGCTTATCGATGCAAATCACGACGAATGCCTGGACCGCGTTGTATCCCAACTTCTGGGTTTCAAACGACTCTGCCTCTTCTCCGCTAAATACGCCACGAATAGCAGGCGGTGTCGTGATGAGTGCGCCTTCATCGTCAAAGTCTTTTTCCCCTGCAGCCGCAACGTTGACGCCGGGCAGTTGCGTAGAGAGCAAGGTCTGCATAGCATCCCACGTCTGGTCAAAAGCAAATTCACCTGTGATTGGTTCTTCCGGCATCAGGCACCCACCCTTCCGATGCTCACAGCGCGGCCGCTCAGGTAGCGGTCAAATGCCGTCGTGATGCGCTCTGGATCCTCTGGCCGAAAGACAACGAAAGCGCGCGGCGGGATGTTCTGATGACGCATGTGCGCGCCGACGTGGACCTTCTTTGCGTTCGCCGGGCCAGAGAGGCGGCTGCGCACATTGCGCTTGCGGCCGAGCGAATCTGTAATCTCATGGTGGCCGAAACGCCTGTATGCGGAGACACGCATGAAATCATGAGCGGCCACCTTGACAGCGCGATCCGCGAGCTTTGCCTGTGGGCCAATGGCTGCACCGCGCCGGTCTTTGGAACCGTACTGCTGTATAGCGGCATAGATCAGGTTCGTCCCGATGTTCAATACACCATTCACGATCGCATAGGTGATCGAGTTGAAGAGCCGCCCGCTGAGGATGAGCAGCTTATGTCCAGGGCCGTATCCCTTTTTCTTCAGGGTCGATGCCGCGAGCGCCGGCCAGGTACCGCGATTGTGATCGCGGAAGGTACGCGCGATCGACGCGCGCATCAGCTCCCCCGCAATCCGCAGCAGATTCGTTCTGTCACTCAGGTCGCCACGGAAGTTACCGATGCCGATGAGCAGGTCGGTGTCATCAACGAGGTAGGAGATGGCCATTAGAACCCACCCCGCAGATTCTCATCGCTAAATACCTGGGGAATGCGCGTCACGACTGCACCGCCGGATGCACCCTGTTCACTTGCAGGCGGCGTCGGCTGGTCCAGGCTGGCCTTGCCCGCAGAGATATCTTTCAGAAACTTCTGTGCGTCGTCGAAACGCTTCGACACATCATCATTCATGCTGCCAGGACGCCTGCCATAGAGCTCGTAGACTGCAATGTCTACCGTGAGCTTGGTAAGCTCCTTCGTCTGCTGCAGGGGAAGCGTATAGCGCTGGCGGCAGTAGCTCTCGATCAGACCAGAGGCAGCCTCCAGCGCATCGTTCACGACCTCCGCATTCACCACGCCGGAAGACGTGTCATCCGTGAGCTGGATGAGATCGCTCTCCGTGAGCCGGCGTGGTGAAATATCGGATTGGGTCGCGTAGGTCATTACTGTTGGTTGCTCTGCTTTGCTTTCTCCGCCGCCGTAATTTCAGCGAGGATGTCATCTTTCTTGGTGCTCACCACGTCCAGGCCAAACGTCTCCTTCGCGTAGTCCTTCAGTTGAGGGATGGTCCGCTTTTCCAGCGGCACATTACCGGTATCATCGGCCTGGACGTTCTCCTGGCCGGGAGCAAGCTCCACTGCATCGAGATCCAGTAGCGAGGCTGCGTGTTTGTCAGCCAGGCTCAGCGGGCTGCCAACGGTGTAGATCTCACCGTCATGATGAATCGGCGTCTTAGCGATGTACTTTTTCATTCACTCTCTCCATTTCTGCAAAGAGGGAGCGGCCGTTTCTCCGCTCCCTCTCTGCCCTGCTAACTACCGCTGGGTTTAGGCGACGGCATTCGCGAACAGGAAGCCGGTCTCCTGCGCCGTGATCTGCTCACCGGCATACCAGTCCACGCCCACAACATCCGACTTCGCGGTGATGTCAGGATCGCGCCCCAGGATGACTCCGTAACCGCCAACCGTGTTCGGAGCGCCGACCCAGACGAACGTCTTGCCGAAGCTCAGATCACGCGCCCCGATCAGACCTTCCGATCCCACCGGCTGAATCACCGAGGGAGTGATGGACGGAGCCGTAGCGCCCGTTGCCTGGGTGAGCACGCCGGCCGGAGTGGCCTTCGGGTTCACGTAGCAGAGGATGGCCGACTTGCCCCACAGGAAGGTCTGCGTGTTGTCGCCGTTGTCCTTGATGGCGCTGGCGACGACAACGTTGGGAACATCGAAGATGGCCGCGAGCTGGTCAGTGCCGATGTTCGGCGAGAAGCCGTCTTTGTACTGTGTGCGCGCGATGATCTTCGGGTGATTGCGAAGCTTGCGGTAGGTGGGATCGCTAAGCACCAGGGTGTTGGCCTGGACGCCGGCCTTCACGATCACAGCCTTCGCGTTCTCCACATCCTGGACAGGATCGGAGTTGGCGTAGTCGCTCCACTGCGAACCACCGGCCAGCGTGAGCGAGTTGGTGTAGTTGGCCGCCGTAGTGGCCATTGCCGCCACACGCGCCTCACGCTCGAACATGAGGTACTTCTGCATCTCTTCGGCAGTGGTCTGGGTGAGATCGCCCAGGGTATATGCCGCGCGGTCCTCGTCGGGGATTTGACCCTTCTGCGCACGGCTCACGCAGGTATAGTTCCCCGTGGAGAGCGTGAAGCGGAACGACTCAGCACCCGCACCAGGCGCACGCAGAGTTTTGCTGCGAAGCTGCTGGCTCTCGCGGCCGAAGATGTAGTACTTGTCCGTCTGACGGAGCACCGGCAGCCGGGGAAAGAGGACGTCGGCAACAAAGTCGTTATTCCGATACCCCTTGATGAAGTTGGACAGGGCCATATCAAGGCGGCCTGTATTCGGCAATACAACTGGAGTTCCCATCGACGATTACCTCTCTCGGCTTTGAATTCACTACAGCCGCGCAATGCGCGGGAAAAACTACGAAATGGAAGGAGAAACGAAGATCACAAACTCGCCACCCACGGTGGGCTGTGAAGAGCGGGCTTCGCCGGCAATCTCGCGGCCCGATCCGGCAGCGCCTGCAATCGGAACGAAGCGGCCAGTGTTGTCTGTGGTCACCAACTGGCCGGCAGTGATCGCCGCACCTGCAATGGCGATCTCTTCGCCCAGCGTGGTGACGTTGGCGGGATCCCCGACGTTCACGGTCGGCCTGTTGAGCACGCCCTTGATGCGCGTGTTGGCTGCAGCAATCGCAGCTACGCCGCCATCAGCGGCACCCTGCGTGACGCCATATCCACGCTGCAAACCTGCCGACTCTGCCGTAAACGACCGTCTGAAACTTCCGCCTGCCGGAGCCATCGTTGCTAATGCCATCGCACTTCACCTTTTGAATTGAATTTGTGAAACGGTACTGCTGGCCGCCCGAAGGCGGCCGTTCTAGACCTCGCCGGCTGCTGTCTGTGTGCTTGGCCCTTCGCCACGGCGAATGAGCTCGGAGTACGCCGCGTTGTAGGTGAGCTTCTGCTCGTCGGCGAAAGCAAGAACGCGCTCGTGGAAGACGCGGGAGTTGTCATCGAGCTGGATGCCGCCAGAGGTCTCCACCTTGACAGCGGGCTTCGCGATAGTTGCCACGGTTTTGCCGTTGAAAACCGCGCCAGCCGGAACGATCTTCGGCAGCGACTCCATGAACTTCTCGAAGACCTCGAAGACGGGGACCGTCTGCTTTTTGTCGCCCTCGCCGAAGGTCACGGTTGCATCCGCATCGAGCCCTGCAGCGAAGACCAGGGCGTCTTCCAGCCCCATCTCAGAGAAGGCCTTCACGAAGCGGCCATCCGCGACCAGCTTGGACTTCAGCACGGCAACGCGGGCCTTTGCGCCAGCCTTGGCGGATTCGGCGCGCTGGTCATCAAACTTCTTCTGCAGATCGTCGTGCTTCTTGGTGGCTTCCGCGAGAGCGGCTTTCACCTCTGCCTGGACCTGATCTTTCATCTCGGCAGTATGGACGTCGCCCTGCTTGCCGCCAAAGATCGCGGGAAACTTCTCTTGGAAGAACGCCGTCACACGCGTCACGACGCCGTCTTCAATCTTCTTTACATCCACTTGATCTGCCATGTTTGTCTCCGTTTTTTGGTTTGGGCAATCGGTACAGCCAGGGTCTTCACACTTTGCATCCGTGCATCCCGCGCAGTTGCCGCCCTCGCAGGCTGCGCAGTCACACATACATGAATCACCGAAAACGACTTCCGTCGTCTCGTACTTGTCATCAAACTTCGCGTCCACCAGCCCCTTCACATGCGGAGGCTGTGCACCCAAAAAACCGACGTGCCGAAGCATCCAGCCCGCCGGTGTCTTGTACGCAGAGATGGAACGCTTCTTGAAACGGCCCTTATCGACCATGTCGGCGAAGCTGTCATCAACCTGCTTGAACTTTGCCTGGAGAACATCGCCCACGGTCCGCAGCTTCTCAACCCAGCCATACGCAGGCTTGTCGTGCTTCGGGTGGCCGATGCAGGCTGGGGGTTCATGCATGTCAGGGTTGAAATTCTTGATGAAGTCCTGCAGGTCGGCAGTGGTCCACGATCCCTTGTCGCCATAGTTGCCGGCGCGGAACACGTCAATCCACTGGTTGTCGAGAGCGTTGGGCACGAGTTGAAGATTACGGGGAGCAGCTATATTCCAAAGCGGAGCCTTTGCATTCGCGATGGATTACGCGGCGAGGTCCCAGAAGACCTTGCTGAATCCCTTCTGCGGAACCCCGGTGAAGGCCAGCAGGGGCAGCCGTTCCATACCCGGCTCGTCATAGCCTTTGAAGCGCATCGCCTCTTCGACCAATAGCGAAATTGCGTTACATCTGCAGCCGAATCCATTGGGCGGATAGATCTTGTTCCACACCGGATCGTCCGCGCGCGCGACGAAGTAATCGAGCACCGCGTGTTCCGGGCGCACATGCGTATCGCCGACGGTGAGGTATTGCCAGTACGGCAGCACGTCCAACACGGCAGGCTGCGTCATCTGCTCGTACCTGCCGGCTGCGTATGCCTTCGCGGTAGCCGTGCTGAATGCTACATCGATGTTGAAGGCGTCGAGGCGTTGGATCCCGGCATCATCCGTGATCTCATTCACGCGCTTCTCAAAATCTTCCTGCGTTCCGCCACTTTTGTTCGTCTCAGTGAGCGCGTCCTGGATCTTCGCGATCAGACGCTCATCCGCAATGCCAGCCAGGGTGAATGCAATTTTGCGATATTGCGACGTCAGGCCGTCGTATACCTCGCGCGTGACCGGAGTGAGATTGCGCAGGAAGCTGAGAGCGCCTTCTGACGGAAGCTCGAAGTTCGGCGAAATGCGTAGATCCCCGTCGGCAAACCGGGTAAGACGCGACGTCGTAGCCATCGGCACCGATACCTTCGCTTTACGGGCGCAATGCGAAACTACCTGGGAGCGGCCGAGGATATCGAACGCGGCCATGTAATGCGCCAGGACGTTCGCCACCTTCGCGATCGAGGCATTCGCAGCAGCCCTGCCTCCAGGCGGCTGTAGCGGGCTGTGGTTCGCCGGAATCATATGGTGTGCCGTGCGACCTCGTTGGCGCGATCGCGCAGGATGGCCGTCACGTCATCCTTCAGGTTTCCAAATAATGCGTCGAACTGTTTCTCGTCGACGCCAGGCTGCGATGGCTCAGCAAACAACGGACGGAGCGGCGTGCCCGCCGGCGAGCTGATCGCCGGTGCGCTTGCCGGTGCCGGCTTGAGCAGCACATCGTCCGGCTCCGGTGGAGCAATCTGGTAGGTATCGCGCACATACCGTTCGGTGAATTGGAAGCCCATGTCCTGCAGCGTCTTATCGCGGGTAACGAGGTCTGCCTGATCTTCAGGAACGGTCTTATCCATCTCCCAGCGCGGCATCGGAGCATCCGGGCCATAGTTCCAAAGCACGTAGCGCTTTACGAGCTGATCGTTGACGACGGATTCCAGCGCCAGGCACAGCTCCACGGCGCGCGTGTTCTGGACGTCTTCATGCACCTTGCCGAGTGCCTGTGTGCCCTTGCCATCTTCGCCGCCGTGCGAGGTCAATGTCTGCCCATTGATGCGCCGCCAGATGCGCATCTCCAGCTTGGCCATCAGCTTCTCGTAGACAGAAGGATCCTGTGCGCGTGCGATCTTCAGCAGCTCGACCTCAAACTCCATCGACTCATTGACGGCCATCGCCGTCTGGCTTATCAAGCCCTCGGCTGCAGCGAGCGCCTTGTTCTTATCCTCGGCGGTCGCACCATCGCGGTAGCGCGTGACGGCCGTGCCTGGGCCGCGCTCCGCGAAGTGCAGCCAGAAACGCTGCATCTGACGCTTGAACCAGCTATCCCAGAACACCTTACGGAAGAGCGGCTGCCCCTTGCGATTGCGTGCACGCGGCTGGTACGTCATGATCAGAAACTTCTCTTCCGGCACCAGCACGCCGTTGGCATCAGCCAGCGTGGCGCAGAAGCGCAGCGGGCCGATCTGCGGATAGATGCGCGGGCCGAAGAGAAACATCTCCTGCGGGCACTCACGCGCATCCTGGATCACCACTGAGCCGTCCGGCTGGACCTCGTAGATCAGCTCGATGATGGAGAAGCCATAGCCGGGCGCATCCAGCAAAGACGACAACACCTGGTGAAAGTTCGGCAGACCATCCAGCATGTGCTGGACCTCATTGGCCAGATTCTCCGCCTCGGGTGTCTTGTCGGCCGCCAGCACTTTGCGGTCGCGTTTCAGCACGGACAGCTTCAGCTCCTCCAGGGCGCCACCGACGTCAGAGTCTTTTTCCTCCAGCTCGCGGTACAGGCGGATTGCCTCGGGAGAGTCAGACACCATCATCAGCCACAGTTCCGCAGGACTGCGATTACCGGAGTATACCGTGGCGTTCTGAAACGCAGTCGGCTGCTGCGAGAGAACAGCGTCATTCACAATCTCGGTCGGGTTAGGCGGTGCAATCTTCTCTTCGCTCATCACATCACTCCTGCTGAATTGGAAAATGCCGAGCCGGCAGTGCTCGTGGTCATGTCATTGGAAAGTTCGGATGTAGAAGCCGCATACGTCGCCAGGCTGCAGGCCCAGAAGCGGTCGGCATGCGCGAAACTCTTGCGCTTGGTGCCACCGGCCACGCCCGTCTCCAGGGTGATGCGCGGCGCGTCGAACGTAACGCCTGTGGCCGTAGCCTCGCGCTTGATGGCCTGCAGCTCGGTGCGGATCTGCAGGTCGTAGGGGATGCGCTCTTTCGAGGATTCGAAGGAGCGCTTCAGCTTGATTGCCAGATCCACCTTCATCTTCACCGCGCCATCTTCGGTGTGGCTCACCGCGCGGTTTTTGTCTTTCTTCTTTTTGTTCTCGTCACGCAGCCGGCTGCTGCCGCCAAAGTTCACGCCCATCACGCGACCGCTGTTGTTCACATTGAGCAGATCAAAGAGTGCGATGCCCATGCCGGTGGAGTCGATCGCCACGCGCGTACACATGCGTACCCAGGGCTCCAGCATCTTCGTCTGGTCTGGAAACGACATATTGTGCAGCGGCAGCACCATGCGCGTCACCAGCACATCGCCCACTTTTTCCTTGAGCCAGAAGATGGTCTGATCGCCAACGCGGCCCACATCTATGCCACCAACAAGCGGGCCGCGCGCTACATAGCCACCGGGCCAGTCGAGCGTGGCGCTGTCGTCTTCCGCACGCTGGATCAGATCGAGCGGCAGCCATGAGCCGGTGTTCTTCAGGAAGATGCAATTGAACTCCTGATTGACGATGTCATCGTCTTTGATCAGGTCGCGCATCTCCTGCATGTTGATCTCGCAGCCGTCTGCGATTGCCGCATTGGCGTCGATCCAATGCACTGAAAATCCGCCGTGCATCTGGAAGTTATAGTCAGGCGCAACGCCGTCCGTAAGGCCAAGCTCTTTGCAGAGGTCATAGTATTTACCCTGCTCGCCATTGGGCGTGGAGAGCACGCGCATCTTATGGCCGAGCGCCACCTGGCGCGTGATGGCGGCCCATATCGCATAACTGTCACCGTGATGCGCGAACTCGTCTAGGATGGCGTTGCCGGGATAGCCGCGTGCCGTGCGCGGATTCGCCGGCAATGCGATTAGTCGCGAACCATTGGGAAACGTAATGCGCTGCTGAATTGCCTCGATCTGTCCCAGCTCGTCGAAGAAATCCTCATCTTCGTAAAGCTCGGCGGTGCCGCTCAGCAACTCGGTGTGCTTGCGGGCATGCTCAATAAACTCAACCGACTGTGCCTTCGACGCGCTCAGCACCGTCCATGTGGAATTGGGATGCGCGATGCAATCCAGCACCGCCTCCAGCGCAGTAGCGAAAGAGAAACCGATGCGCGCAGACTTCACCGCGATCTTGAATCTCGCGGTGTCCTGCGCCCAGCGGGTCTGGTACTCGTAGAGCGGCATCACCGCAGGAAGCGAGGGAGTGCTAAGCTGCTTTGCGCTTCGGTTTGAAGCCATAGGTGCGCTCGGCGAGTTGTTGGAGGTCCGCTTCGGTGAGCTTGCCCTTCTTGAGTTTCTTGCTGGCATTCTCTACCTCCCTCTCCAGCTTGGCGCGCCGCAGAACGGCTTCCTTCTCCAGCTCGGCGATTTTGCGTTCTTCGACTGCGACCTGCCGTTCGCGCAGTTTATTTGTCTGCGACCGTTGCAATGTTCCGTTGAGCGCGATCAGAGCCTTGATCGCGTAGGTGCGTGCCCCGAGCGATGTGTTCTCTCCGAGCATTCCCATGATGAGATCGCGTGCGGCGTTGACCACTGCCTGGTCGCTGTTCAACAGATTTGACTTTGCAAACTGCTGCGCAATCACGCGCGCCTGCTGCGCCTGACGCATTACATCTTCCTGGATCTGCTCTACGCGAACGTCAAACCAGCGTTGCAGGTTACTCCTCGGGATCCGCAGGTTGGGGAACTTCTCCAGCGTGCTGCGCGGCAGCTCATCCCATTTGACGAAGCCACCATTTTCAGGCTTCTCTGCGCTGAGCGCCTCGATTTGTTCCCAACTCGTATTCTTCTCGTTGTGAAGGCGCAGGATCTCCTGGTGCACGGCCGGGGGTAGCCGGTCGATGTAAAACGGCTGCCTGACTTTGCGCCGCTCTCCGGTTTTGGCTCTCTTGTTTTTCATCACCACAAAAGGACGGCCGAGTTCATTGTGGTCTGCTCGACAATGTCGCGGCCATCGGGCAGCACTTCAATCTGCGAAAGCTCGGTGCGCTGCGTGAGCGGGTTCCGCACCTGGCGGAACTTTACCCAGTCGCGCTGGGCCATGTACTGCAGCACGGTCACGATATCCGCGATCTCCACATCGAACGCCATGCCCTGCAGCAGGCGAGTGATCAGCACATCGTCCATGCGGCTCTTCTGCATGTTGTGATTGCCGCACAGGAGCTTGAGTATCTCCCCGCGCAGTTTGCGTACTTTATCTGGATGCCAGTTCGTCATGCTGCTTTCTCCCCGCCTTCTCTTTCAGCCGCTCTCTGCTGGCTGTGTTCGCGAACTTCTTTCAAAATCTCGTCCTGGGCAGTGAGCCGCTGCATGATCAGGTTCCCCTGCTGAACGGTGTAGCCCACCTGCACCTGGATCTCGCGCATCTGTTGACCGCCCTGGTCTGCTACGTCATGCAGCGACGTGGCCATCAACGCCAGGCTCTCCGACGTCTTCACATTTGCATCTGCCGAAGACTGTGCCGCATCGGCCATGCGCTCAATGCCTGACGTAAACCCATCGACGACCCGGTTGGCCAGCACTCCGACGATCACGATGACCAGCATCCCCATCATGAAATTCGGCCCCCACTTCAGCAGCATCTCGGGGTGGCCTTTCATCAGCTCGAAGAACTGGTAGATCATGGCGAGTGAAACGCCACCAACGCCGGTGAAGAGGAGATCCTTGATCAGGTCGCCGGGCCGATTGAATTTCCCCTTGAGAAAGTCTGTGATGTTCAAACTGTCGGCTCCTTCGCGGTCAGTGCCGTTACAGCCTGCAGTACAGCCTTGGGATCGCTGCCGGAGACGTGGATCGCCAGGGCGGGCAATACCTCAGCAGCGGCAAGAGCGCCCAGGGGCTTCAGGTCCGCGAGCACCGCCTGGTTGTCGCCCTTGCGGTAATCAATGCCGGCCTTTGCCGCCACGCCGAGCGCCAGCAGCACTTCCGCCTGGTGTCGGTTCAGCTTGCCGGAGAGGCCCGCAACCGTGCAGGCGATCGTGACGACGACCAGAGCCGGCCCTGTGCCAACCTTGCCGGCAAAAACCAGGGCGAACGCTGCCACAACCAGGACAACTCCTACTGCCATAACGCGGTAGCCCTTTGACAGATTCCAGAGATTCAAAAACCATGCCTTCATCGCTTGTTCCCTCCATCCCAAAAATCAGGGGTCTAACCGTGCTGTGCGATGCGCTGTATTCGCGCAAATAAATCCGTGCCACGCGTGGCGGTAATTCCATGCCCCTACCCCACGCTGAGAGTCCTTAGCCTCTCTCCGGGGCTGTGAGCGCTAAACCGGGCTTCCGAACCATTCCTTGATGCGGTGCTCGCAGGATTCAACCGAGAAAATGAACGGCTTATGCACGATGGAAACCTGAAGCGTTTTGCCGTCATAGGTCCACTGCGCAACGACGCCTTTCTTGGATATCGTCCCGCTGTTCCCGGCGATCTCAATCCCGTCTTCAGCTTTCAGCCTGGCGGCGTCTGCCGCGAATCCTTCCGGTGTTATCTCTATCGAAACCATTGCTCCTCCTGTACTACGCGGAGCGGGATGTATTCCCGCTCCGCGTTACTGCTGTACTGCTGCCGGCCTTTGTTCCGATGTGGGTTGGCCAATCTGGCTCCCAGCCCACCGGCATCCCTGCCATCGTTACGTTGTGTATGTCTAGCTCACTGGATCGGGCAGCGGAACCGGATCCGGCTGCTCGACGGCGTCGATATCGCTCTTGGTCGCCGCCAGCGCGGCCGCGTTCTGTGCATCGGCGTCAGCAAGCAACTGCGCGTCCGTCTCACCCTTCATGGCCGTGAGCTTCTCGATCAGGCTTGCCGCCGCAGTGCCAGTAGTAAGCAGCAACGAGATAATTGCTTCCAACTCTTCCGCCGTTAGCGCGAGCGCCATCAGTGGCAGTGCCGGAGAATGTCGTGGCTTGTGGTTTTGCGATGTCGCCGTGGTGAGCAACTGGATATCGGCGACAGCCGCCCGGATCGCCTGCATCACGGAATTGAAGAGCGCCTGCGCGCCGGGATTCTTGATGTGCAGGATGCCCTGGGTTTGCAGGTTATCGATCTGCGTTGTCAGTGTGTAGAAGTCGGCCAGCGCAGCCTGCGTTGTGAGCGCCCCGCCTGTATTCTGCAGCGTCTTCAGCTCGGCAGTAAACGCCACATTGACCTGGACGGCCTGGGCAATATAGCCCGCGACTATGGCCTTCTCTGCCGGCGTCTCCAGCGTGCTGGTGTGGTTGATCGTTGCGGCCTGGCTCAGGCTGTTCGCGATCACGTCTGCTGAGACGATGGCCTTATGCAGCGGCGTACCGTCTCCGCCAGGGCAACCGAACAGCGATGCTCCCAGGCAGATGAGCGCAATGAGGCCGAGGACCGCGAATATGGGATGCATCGGCCCGGTGGATTTACGGAGTTGCAAACGGGTGAAGTTCATGCAGCTTCCTGTTCTGCTGCCGGTGGCAGCGGTGGATTGTCGTACTGGTAGAGATTGTGTTGGCGCATGAGCGCAATGAGCCGGTCGGGATACGCATTCATCGGCTGCAGCGTGGAGTAGCCACAGACGCGCAACATCCTGGCGAAGTCATCTGGGCTTTTTGCTACACGCATCGCTGGCTGATAGCGCGAAGCGTCATGCAGCAGGCGGCCATGATCGTCAAAGCAATCCTCAGCCGTCTTGTATTTTTCAAACCCCGCGAGCACATGCTTTTTCACCCCGTTCACAAATTCATCCGTCGGGAACATTACGTACGAATTAGGAACATTCAGGTGCTCGGCCTTGATGCCGAAGTAATTCTTTGCCTGCAACGCTAGATCGCTGCCGCCCCAGCCAGATTCAAGTGCCCATTGCGCCAGCGTGATGGACGATGGAACTTTCCACTTCAACTCAGCCGCCTGCGCTGCGGGAGCCATTGCGTGCATCCGGTCGATTTGTTCTTGTGTCGCCATACTCTCTCTCGGCCCTGCGGCTTGCTGTGCGGGACCGGACAACCGCCACGGATGAGCGATCCCTCGAACACAGCCGCTCTGGCGATTCTCCGCGACCTCCTTTCCTCTTCCGAGTGGGTGGGTTACGAGAAATACAGAAGCGTGCCGTACAGGCATGAGTGGAGAGTAGCTATAGATGGGAATGACGCAGCCTTGCGCTCTTGCATCCGCGATGGATTGCTCGCCGATGCAAGAACGCGACGCTATGCTGCGCTGCGGAGGAGAGTCTTGGAGACCAGGAGCTCGCTGCCCTGCTTTGCCTTTTTCTGGCCAAGTTTGTATGGAACGGTCACAGCCTTGACATGGAAGCCGTGTCGCTTCGAGAGAGCGCGAACCTCGGCGCAGTCGTCGAAGCTCAAAAGAAATTCGCCCTTCATCTCGGATAGCAACGCGAACATCTGCGTGCGTTGCTCTTCGCTCAGTGCTGCATAGCGTCCGTTTTCCTGAAAATGGACATAGGGCGGATCCAGATAAAAGAAGGTCTCGGCCGAGTCGTAGCGCGTGATGATGTCCGCGAAGTCGCGCTGCTCGATCAAAACATCCCGCAGCCGCTCGGCCGTCGCAGTGAGTAATTCGCGAATCACATCCAGAGAACGGCGGCCACGTCCTCCCAGGAGCGTCTTTGCATTGGAGCTGGCGAAGTGTTCTCCCTTCGCCCCATAGCTGTACCAGACCAGGTAAGCGAAGTGGTGTGCAGCTTCCAGTTCGTCTAATGAGCGGTCTTTCGATCCGCCGTGCGCGTAGCACTCCCGGAAGCGTCCGGCGTGGACCAACTCCGTCTCGAAACGCTCCGCCAGTTCGGCCGGGCGATGCTTTGCAACCCGGAAGAAATTGACCAGGTCTGCGTTGAGATCGTTCATCACTTCGCGGGGCGAAGGATCCTTGGCAAAGAGCAACTTCGCCGATCCGGCGAAGACTTCCACATAGATCGTGTGGGGCGGAATGAGGGAAAGCAGCGTTTTCTTCAGGCAGCGCTTGCCGCCTGGCCATGCGAAAGGTGAGTTCACGACCGCAGTGTCGCTCGATATGTCTTCGAGGACAATGCCCGAGGCCCATAGGTGCTCTGAAACTAAACGAACTATAGTGCTGATTTCGGGACCAGCATAGGCCGATGCTGGATGTATGGCTATAACACTAACGACGCAGATCGGCCGCAGATTGCGCATGTTGCGCAGTGCACAGGGGTTGACCCAGGCCGTGCTTGCCGACCATGCGGAGTTATCTCAGGAATACATTGGAAAATTGGAGCGTGGCGAGAAAGCAGTCACCGTAAAAACCCTGGCGCGCATCCTCCGCGTACTGGGGACAACGCTCGGAGAATTCTTCAAAGGGATGTGAGTCAGCACAAGTTACTGAAGATGTTTTCCAGCCCGCAATGAAGCAATATCCTTTGCATAGAGAGGCTCTAACTGCTGAACCCGAGCAGCACAAGGTGGGTTGATTCGGGCCGTTTCGATCGAGGCATGCAACATGAAGCTCCTGCACATGCTGGCCTCTTGTATCTTCGCGTCGATCGAATCTGCAAAGCGGACCTCGTCGGCGTTGAGTGCTATAGCTCTCAATGATTGAGATGCACTTTCTGCATTCGACAGGGAGAGGCTAAAAGCAAGCTCTCTGTCTTCTGCATGAGCAAATATGCCCTCCATCGCTGACAACGCAATTCTTGCGCTCTCGGCAAACCGGCTGTGCTCTTTGTTGGTTTTCATATGCAGAGCCACAGCGCTCGCTACCGCAACACATACCAACAGACAAATCAACAAGACGTGCTTCATGTTCATCTCACTTTTCTATAACAGCTTGAACGCCATCTCTGGCGAGTGCTGCATCCATGTTTTGATCTTCTCAAACAAGTCGGCGTTGAACCGCTCTGCTGCGGGTATCACTGCTTCAGTGGGCTGCGAAACGTCAATGTCCATAAGATGTAGCACAGTACAGCCGCAGAGCCAGTCAAATGGCGGCCGCAGAACTTTCCAGATTGGATCGCTAGTCAGGGCAGTGAATTGGTCGATATTTTCATGTCCACAGCGACATGCGTAAGCGTTGATCTGCGTGAATTGAAATACAGCTTCCATCCCCTCGAAATCGAGAGCACTGCCTGTCTCCCTTGGGAGTGCGAAGCTGCAGGTGCGACAGATTGTCTCCACCCATCGGGGATCGGTTATTCCGAATGGGGCTGAACGAGCGAACTCGCGTTCTGCCTTTGGATCATCCTGCACTACGAGTACGGAAGCAATAAATTCCTGAGCATGTACGCCCGTGCCTGCACACCAATGTTCTAATCCAGCAGTTGCAATTTGCAGTGATAACGCGGACATAATCTCACTTTCTAGTTGGCGAAGGCTCACCGATCCACTTCACTACTCGACCCACAAGGGCATAGCCGCCCTTCTTGACTTCGATTGGAGCATAGTCAGAGTTCTGCGATACCAGCATCCACACGTCTCCGAATTTCCGCAGCCACTTGATGACAACGCCATGCTCGTTGCGTGCCGCCACCATTTTTCCTTCGAGCCCCTCTAAATCGAGATTGTCATGCACGTCGACCAGGACAAGAAATCCGTTCTGAACAACTGGGTGCATGGAGTCTCCGACTACGCGCAGACCGACGATGCCTGACTCGTCGCGGAACCAACTACGCGGCAATGAAATCCTGGACTCCGCCTGCTCAGGCGGAAAGCGATTCGGCCCAGCGCCGGCGGTACCGTGAATTTGAATTGTGCGATTATCGTCCGCCTCCACCGTCCAGGTCTTCTTATAGCTACTCGCTACCTGATCGACCATGGCATGGCTCTCGCCCGCCTGTTGGAACCACCAGTCACGCTGGTTAGTGTCTAACCGGCCTATGGCCATCAACGCCAATGGCGACGGTCGTATCCTATCCGTCTCCCACTGAGAAATCGCGCTGTGCGTCACCCCTAAAAGCCTTGCAAAATCACGCTGATTCGATCCCAGGCGAACGCGTAGATTTTTCAGGGCTTGTCCAATTGGGGACACGGGCGGTGAGCAGCTAACTTTTTTTATTGACTTTTGGTTAGCCATTGACCAAACTCGGTTACGTGATGAGCAAGAATCTTGCCCCCGAAAAGCGTAGCACGATGGTGCTGATGTTGCGGCACTCTCTCTACATAGGAATTCAGGCCCGCGTCGCCAAGAAATTGGGCGTTCATGAGTCCGTTGTATGCCGAGTAGCGAACGGCAAAACCACCTCCAAGCGAATCAGCGACGCGCTAGTGCGCGAACTGCGGAATATCGAACGAGAGATTGAACGCCGTGTGGAGCGTGCAGCATGAATTCCTCACGCACTCAGTCTCGCCCGCAGCAGTCTGCAGCGTCCACGGTAAATGCAGAACGAAAAATTACCCCGATTCAGCAGCTCAAGCTGGATCTGGACCGCCGCAGCATCATTCCAGGCAGCTTCAACGACTGCTTTGTGATTCGTGCCATCCTGGTCGATGCCATCAAGCAGAGCGGGAAAACCCGCGTGGCGATTGCTGAAGAGATGACCTTACTCGTCGGCCGCCAGATCACGGAAAGAATGCTCAACGCATTTACAGCGGAATCAAAAGAAGACTCCCGCTGGCCTGCGGAACTGGACAGAGCCTTCTGTGAAGTGACCGGCGATGCGCGTCTCCTGGCCTGCCGCATCGAGCAGGCCGGATTGCACGTCATCACCGACGACGAAAAATACCTGTTGGAACTTGGCCGCCAATTCCTGATTCGTAACCAGGCGGATGAACAGATCGCGTTGTTAGAGCGTCGTCTGCGCGGGGTGGCGCTATGAACCCCTCCTGGATTAGTAAAGAGCGTGTCCTCGAACTTACGGGCTGGTCGGCAACATGGTTCAAACAGCAGGTTCGTACCGGAGCAATTGAAGCTCGTGAGACAGATCAACGTGGGCGCAACGGAAAGCTCATCAAGGAATACAGCGTGGCATCGCTTCCTGAAGCGGCACGCGCCAAGTTGGGCGGCGGAGACGCCTCGCAAACGAAAGCGGAGCTGGTGACCGTTGCCCACCACACTCCTCTCTTCGCCGCCCACGCGATTTCACCTTCCACCACGCGCGTCGTGCTGGTCGATCCGAAAGACCAGGAGAAAGCCGCAAAGCGGCTCGCCATCATCCAGCCGCTCTTGGAGTACCGCGCGGCCTCGCCGGAGAGCAGCACCCGCACCCGCTATCAGCAGCTCCGCGTCGCAGATGGCCGCGCCATCACTACGGTCGATCTGCTGGCACTCTACCTGAGCCAGCAGCACAAGGTGAGCATCGCCAGCATCTACCGCTGGGTATCGGCCTATGCAAAAAAAGGCGGAGAAGTCGCTCTGGCCGATAAGCGCCGCGCAGACAAGGGGCAGTCGCGCTTTGCAAAGAAGAATGTGGAGCTGGGTGTGATCGCGGCCCACTGTGCGCTGGACCCGAGCGGCCCCAAGAGCGCCAAGGTCACTCACGAGGAGGTTTGCCGCTATGCCGATGCGCATGGCATCGAGCCGCCCTGCTACGAATCGGTGCGAATCTTCATGAAGCATCGCATCCCGCCGGCACTGCGCACGCTCGCGATCGAAGGCAAACAGAAGTATGCCGAGATCTTCTCGCCATACATGGAGCGCGGTTACACCGATATTGGCAGCAACGAAATATGGGTGAGTGACCACGCCATCAGCGACGTGCTGGTGCAGAACGATATCTTCGGCACTCGCGACCTGCAGCCAATGCGCATGCACATGACGACACTGCTCGACCTGCGCTCACGCTACATCGTCGGTGTCAGTTGGTCACAGAACGGCAGTTCGCGCTCCATCGTCACGGCCTTCCGCCACGCTATTGAGGCGCACGGTATGCCCGAAGGTTTCTATTGCGACAACGGAAAAGATTACCGGAAGTTCGCGAAGGAAGCGCAGCAGTATGAGTTGGACGAACGCGCGCTGGTCGCATCGCAACTGCCGCAGACGCGCGATCTGCTTGACGACGGCAAGGGCGGTGGAGTGCTGGCACGCTTCGGCATCCCGGTTACCTATTGCATTCCATATGCTCCGCAGAGCAAGCCCATTGAGCGCTATCACCGCACGTTTCACGAGCGCTTCGATAAAAGCTTCTTTCCCTACACTGGCGGCAAGCCGGAATTGCGCCCGGACCGCACCCATGCCGCTGCGGGGCATCACCACAATCTGCTCATGCTACGCAAGAAAGGCATCGTGGATTCTATGCAGGTTGCAAGGGCATCGGCATTGCCACTTGCTAGCGGGTACATCGCCGCATTCATGCAGTGGGTGAGTGAGTGGTACCACGTCACTCCGCAGAGAGGACGGGGGATGAATGGCCGCTCGCCGGCTGAAGTATTTCATGCCGAGCGTCGTAAGCCGATAATCCCAGCGCCTCCGCCGGACCAGATGGCTGCATTTCTATTGGAGCGGAAGCGCGTAAAGGTCGATTCCTGCGCCGTCCGTCTGCTGGGCCAGCGTTACGTCCATACCCCCGGAGACGATACGGCAAAGAACATCATGCACGACATCACCACGCGACATGTATATGTCGCCTACGATCCGTGCGACACCGAGCGCGTGGCCGTGCTGAACTCTGATGGCTACATCCTGTGCTGGCTGCAGCCGCAGATACTCATGCGCCAGTCTGGAGACGAAGAGACGCACGGGTTGATCGCGGAAAGTATGGCAGACCGTCGCGGCCTGATGAAGGCCACCTACCAAGCTAACGATGCTCTGAGCCGCGCCTATGCCAGCACCGGCCACAAGACACAGGCAGAGCATCTGCGCGAGGTAGCGCGGCTACCACTCGCCAGCGGCGACACCATCACCCAGCGCCCGCAGCATATTGACCTAAGACCCAGCGCAGATTCCCACGCGCCGGAGTCAGCTTCACAAATCGCACGATCCATTCTTGGAGGACTCAATGGCAACTAGGCAACGTTCAGAAGCAAATAAGCTCGCCCTGCAGGTCACCGCGCAACAACGCGAGGCAGTGATCGCAGAGGTGCAGCAGTATCTCGATTACAGCGGCCTCACCACGCGCGACTTTGCAGTGCGCATCGGCAGGGGCTACTCCACGCTGAAGAGTTTCCTGGGCAATAAGTATGAGCAGACGGGCGGCAACGATGCGCCGATCTGCCACGCGGCCAGGGAATACATGGCCATCCATCCAGTCGGTGCAGCGAACCGCATTGAGGGCGAACTCTTTCAGACCGAGAATGTGCGGCTCATCCACCAGACGTTCGATAAGCTGCTGCCGCGCCCGCGCGCATTGATGATCTACGCACCGCCCGGCAGCCAGAAGAGCTTCGTGCTGCAGCACGAGATCTACGCGCTCAACCAGCGGGAGTTGAGCAAGAACGGTCACGGCCGCCGCGCCTACTACGTCTATGCCCGCGTCGGCATCCGCCCGCATGACCTGGTCAAACGCATCGCCGTAGCCTGCGGCAGCAGCAGCATGGGAAACATTGACCGCATCCTGCGCAACCTGCGTGAACACTTCTCCACGCGCCGCGTGTTGCTCATCATCGACGAGGCCCAGCATCTCGACCTGGACTGCCTGGAGGCGATCCGCGAGCTGCTGGACCAGCCGCCCTACTTCAGTCTGCTGCTGGCCGGCAGCCATGACCTCTACACCAAGTTCGACAAACTCTCCGCAACCATGGAGCAGTGGAACTCGCGCATCACCGAGAAGGTGGCGCTGCCCGGCGTGACCAAGGATGAGGCGCTCGGCATCGTGCAGCACAAGGTCGGCCACATCCTGCGCGCGGCAAAGAACCAGGAGGCGGCGAAGGCCGCTCCCGCGCAGATCGTGGAGAGGGCCACGGCGACGGACAAGTTTCAGCGTGGCCGCAAGTACATCAACATCCGCACGCTCTGCAACACGCTGGAAGAGATGCTCGAAGAGCAGGCCCAGGAGGTGGCGCAGTGAAGACAGCGGCACAGCCAGTACGTGAACCGGCGCAAGGATGGCGCGGCTCCACGGCCTTCTCACTTTCCGACGAGCAATACCGCCGCATCGACCGCATCGCCGAGCGGGTGATGGTGCTCTTCCTGGGCGTGGTCATCGTATGGTTCCTCAGCGAATGCGCGCGCACCGTTGCCGTCAGCGGATGGAGCTTCCTGATCTCTGGAGGTGCGCGGTGATCCGCAATCTCTATTGCAGTTTTTGCCACAAAGAGCATGCGCTCAGCGAGGCATGGCGCGAGCTCTGGTACACGCCCGATGGTGTGCTGCACATCCAGCCCATCGATCCAGTTCGCCACAACGCCGTCAGCGAGTTCTATGTCTGCGGACGGCGCGGCGTCGCCATCTTTGTCGACCGCTATCTGTACCAGGGAAATTTCGACGCACCACCACCAATCGATACGACCGGGACGGATATCCCGGACCAACTTCACGACTGACAAAAGGAGCAACATGACAACCGCCACCGCAGAAGCAGTCAAACCAACACCGACCGAAGTCGCAGCCAGCGCCATTGCTGAAGCACTGCACGCTGAGCAGGAATGCTCCTTCGATAAGAAGAAATTTCACAAGTTCTGCCGCAAATATGGGCTGAACAAAAAAACGATGGAGACAGCAAAGGATGCGTTCGAGAAAATCCGCGCAGACCTGCAGGCCTTCGTCGATACCTACGGCTTCACCCCGTCCACCGCAGACAAGACGCTGCGCTGTGAGACTGAGCTTTACCAGGCAGATGTGCAGCGCGCCATCCCGGTAGAGATCAATGATGCTCGCGTGGTTCAGTTCCAATCGCTGTGCAAGAATATCCGCCGTCCACAACTCTTTCCGCGCATCTTCTCGCGCCGCGTGGAGTACTCCCTGATCAAGGGTGCGGACAAGATCATCGAGTCAGCGTCGGTGCCCAAGAAGCACAAGGAAGCCTTCGTAGCGCTCTACGCGCTGTGCTTCACCCCGAATCCGAAATCACCCTCGCTGAAAGTGATTGATGTGCAGGCTGAGGCTGTAGCAACAGCAGAGAAGGCCGCTGCCGCTGAAGCAAAGAAGGCCGCAAAGAAGGCTGAGAAAGCGGCAGCGAAGAGTGCTGCGCGCACGGCGAATGCTGCCTGCGATCCAGAAGGCCAACAGGCCAAGCCCATCGAGCGCGCGCACCAGCGCGCCGAGAAGGGTGGCAACTAATGGCTCAGGTAAAAATCCATCACATTAGATGTGCTGTTGGGGTGTCAGACGATTGCGTGGGGACCGCTGTCTCGTCTCACTGCACCCGTACGGAGTTGATTCATAAATCGCGCGAATTGGGCTGGACAAGATTCCGCATCGGGGTTAGGCGCATCCGGCTAGCGTTTTGCTGCCCTGCCTGCACGGAGTATTGCAACGAACAGGCCCGCGAACTTCGCCTAGAGCGAGAGATTGACAAAGCGATGCGTCGCAAAAAGGGAGCGTTGGTTTTTGTGGGGAAAGGGGTGGCCGCATGAGCCGCCCGCGCAGCATCTCCGATATTGCACCTATCGCCATCACCAACGGAAACCGCCAAGTCCGCGTGGAGCTGGCGGCAGGGCAGGTCTTCATCCACATCACGCCGGATGCGATCTGCTCGCACTGCGGCCACAAAGCCACCATCTTCGTCGCACAGGATGGCTGGTCGCCCTGCGCGCGCTGCTACAACACCCTGCAGCTCTACACCGAGCGCACGAGCGAACGCGTCATGCGCATGGCTAAGGAACAAGCGGAAGCTCCGGTGTTGGCGCGTCCCTTCCTCATGCTGGAGAAGGCGGTGCAGGCATGAGACAGCTCACCATGCAACCCGCGTTACTGCGCGACCGTGCGGCGCTGGAATATTGCGACTGCGCCGAGGGCCGTACCGTCGCGGAGATCTCCGCGCACCTGGAGGCACACGAACGCGGCGCACTGCCCACGCCGATGATCGCCGTCATCGGTCTGCTCGGCACGGGGTATCTCTACATGCATTTTTATGGCACCGCAAACGAGCCGAGCCGCTACCGCACCAGCCCAGAGGGCCGCGAGTACATCTGCATGATCGCGGACCTCTGCCTGGTCGCTACGTCGCACAACACCGCGCGCATGGCGCATTCCGCAAAGGCGGTGACGGCATGATGCGTCCACGAAGAATCGCTCCAATCCTATTGCTTCGCTCTGCGGTTGGTGGCCTCCACTACGACACGGATTACATCCTTGAGCGGGCGAAGGCATATAGGAATGCGCATAGCCGAGTTCAATTATTGATCCAACTTCAATGTATTGCGTCCGCGCTTCCATCGCTGCACAGGCGCACTTCCCATGTTGAGCGCTATGTAAAGGCGGTGACGGCATGATTCGTCTCAGCACATTCACCGATGCAGAGCTTACCCGCATTGCGGCAGAGTGCCGCGAGCAGGCAGCGAAGACCGCAGACGCTGGTGTACGCACTGCGACCGAAGCGAAGGCCGCTGTCTTCGAAGAGCTGCTGGATCGGCGCGCGGAAGCACAGCGCATTGAAGCGGCAGTGACCAGGATGATGGCACAGCTAGACGGGAAGGTGTGCGCATGAAGCCAGTGATGCAGACGCGGTTCGGGTTTCCCAATGGCAACTGCTATGCGGCGTGCGTGGCGTCGATTCTCGAAATGCCGATTGAAGACATGCCCGTGATAGCTGCCGATGAAGACTTCAACGACCGATGGGATGCATGGTACGCGGAACACGGTCTTGCCCGTGTCACCTTCCGCCCAGGAGCGGACTGGAAACCGAAGGGCTATTACGTCCTCTGCGGCAAGAGTCCACGCGACATATTCAACGGAAAAGGTGAGCGCGTGGATCACGCAACGGTGGGTCTCGACGGCAACTTCGTCCATGATCCTAACCCCGATGGAACGTTCCTCCTCAATGGCGTGATTGAGGAAATCGACATTATCTATCCGCTAAGTCTCGGCGGATGGCTTGGATGGTAAACGCAGCACAACCGGAAAGGACTTTCTGATATGGACATGCTCGGCACGCTCTTTGAATCAATCGAAGATCGCAACCTCGCGCGGCTGCGGGAGGTTCTCGCCGGCCGCCACCGCGAGTGGCCCATCACGCCGCGCCAGATCGAGATACTGCGCCGCCTGGAGAATCGCCGTGGCCTCGCCCGCATCATGGGCCGCAAAGAACTCTGCGACGCGCTCCGTTGTGATCGCCGCGAACTCAGCCAGGATGTGCAGGAGCTTCGGCGGCTTGGCATTGGCATCGGTAGCTCGCGCGATGCAGAGAACGGCGGCTACTACCTGATCGTCACCGAGGCCGAGCTGATCGCCACCAAGACGCCATACCTGCACCAGGCGCTCACCATGCTGCGGATCGCCCAGGCGCTGGACCCCGCCGGATTCCACGGCTCATTCGGCCAGCTCAAGCTGCAGCTTTTCCCTGACGACGCGAAGACTCTCGAACAAGGATTCCTGGAGGCCGCCAATGGCTAACGATTATTTCTACTGCCGCAAATCGAACCCGTTCGCCGCATCCGCCTGGGGCATCATCGTGCTCACCGGCCTGATCCTCGCAGTCGCACTCCACTTCATTCACCACGGAGGTGCGCGGTGAATTGTGACAAATGCGGCAAGAGTACGTTTGGCAACCTGGTGCTGTGCGAACCGTGCGCACGCTGGGCAGATGAACTCAAGGTCATTTGGATATTCGTAGCTTTCTTCGCTGGTGCATTCACTGGCATCGGCCTCGTTTATCTCTTCGGAGGTGCGCGGTAATGGGTAGACCCAGCAGATTCGACACGTTCCCAGAGACACGCGCCAAACTGATCGCCGCGCATTTCGTGCTGCTCAACAACGATGCGAAGTGTAAGGGCTGCGGCATGGATATCGAGTGGTGGAAGACGCCGACAGACAAGAAGATTCCCATGAACCCGATGCCGTTGGACTTCTCGGCCGCCATCGCGCACTGGGTGAACTGCACCGCACGGGAGAACTTCAAGCAAAATGCCGGCACGCATCGTTGCGCCGCGCTGAACTGCAAAGAGCAGATTGCGCCGACGCTGCTAATGTGCCCGGGCCACTGGGAGCAGGTTGTGCCGTTCATCCAGCGCGAGGTGATGGCAGCGTGGCGCAAACTGCGGGCCGACGAGCCGCACGCCTTCTGGCCGTATGCGCTGGCGCGCGAACGCGCCATCAACTGGGTGGCTCGGAAGGAAGGCCTGCGCGACGAGCATGAGTGCTTCACCCGCGAGAACAATATTGCTTCGCGCATTGAGCCACAGGGAGGTCTATTCGCATGAACACACCGAAGGCACAGCGCCCCAAAGCAACCGAACGTTTCCGCTGCGGGATCGGCGGAGCGCGCGCCGTCATTGTGCTCTTCGAGGATGGCGAGACCACCGCATCCTGGACAGCCAAGGAAGCACAGAACCCGGAGCAACTGCGGATGGACCTGATCACCGCAGCCAACAACACCAAGCACTACATCGAGAGGAATAAAAAATGACAACCGCCAATGAACAAGACCATATCGACGTGGAAATGCTGCTGAAGCTGCAGGGCGTGCATCTCGACGCGCTGCGCATCATCTCTGCGGCGCTCGGCCATCCGTACAAGGGGCAGACCGATAAGAGCTGCATCGACCTCGCCAAGCTCGCGGCGCAGAGACTGACAGAAAAGAGCGAGCTGGACAAGTTCGCGCACTCGATGGCTTATGACGGGTGCTGCTGTCATATCGAAGGAGCCTGCACCATGCACGGAGATATCGAGACGCCCTGGTACAACCTCGCCACCGAAATGAGTGACGACGAACGGCGAGAGATAAACGCGGAAGTTGCCTATCTCGAAGAGCGCGGCCTGCTGATCCGCGATTGCATGGATGACAACATGGTTCGTTTCCGCGATGAAAGCGAGGCGACCCGGCCATGAAGGCACTCACACTCACACAGCCCTGGGCATCCTTGATGGCGGCGCAGCGTGAACCCGGCATCGCGTGGAAGCGCATTGAGACGCGCTCCTGGTACACAAGCTATCGCGGCGAACTGGTAATCCACGCGGCGAAGGGTTTTCCGGCGTGGGCAAAAGATACCTGCTACAAGCCTGAGTTTGCTAAGGCACTCGACGGGCGCAGCGCTACCGACCTTCCGCTGTCTGTAGGCGTATGCGTGGTGCGGATACTCGGCTGCATCAAGACGAGCGAGATGCACAAGGCATTGCCCGTATTCGGATACCTGCCACCGGTTGAGGAGATTATCTTCGGTAACTTTGAAGAGGGACGCTATGCGTGGCTCACCGAGTTTGTTCGCCCGCTGCCCAATGTTGGTCCAGTGAAGGGCAAGCTGGGCCTGTGGGATTGGCCGGAGGTGACAGCATGAACAAACCCGCACCCGCATACAACGATCCGCGCCCGCGCTGCGAACCGAAGCCGCCCTTCTGGAAGGCTTGCAACCTGATTACCGACTGCGGCCAGCCGGAGTGCCCGCGCCACATCGCGCTGCGCACGGCGGCTGCAGGACGCAAGGCAGCGAAGAGCGTAGCAGCCCGCGCAGCCAATACCGCAGCGCGAGAGAAGAGGCAGGCATGAGCAAGCGCGACGACTCCATCAAGCTGAAGCATTTTCTCGACGCCATCAAGGGCCGCAGGCTTTCCGGCACGATGGCGCACCAGATCAATGAAACGCTGGACACTCATTACGAAGGCGACGACAAACTCTCGGCTAAAGATTGCATCTGGCTGGCGGTTGTTGTCGAGCAGATGACCGCGCGTGGCGTGAAGCCGGCGAAGTCGCTGCTGACGCCGCATCAGCGCAAATCTCTTGCACGGAGGCAGGCATGACGCTGGCAGAGACAAGCCTGCTGGACTTCACCTTCGCGCCGGAGGAACGGCGCTGCGTGGAGCCGGAGTGTGGCCATCGGCTGAGCCAATACAACAAGGGCTCGCGCTGCCACCACTGCGACGAGAAGCATCGCCAGGAGCGAATGAAAGGCCAGTTCCGTAATGCGCCGCTGCCGCGCAAGAAACCGGTTGCCTCCGTGCGGCCGGCTGTCACGGTGAGCCGCCGCAAGGTCTGCGGTGTGGAGGGATGCACGCGCAAGCTGCAATGGCTGAACCTGAATGGCCGCTGCCACAAACATCAAAAGCTGCAGCCGAACACACGCATGAAGAACGGCACCATCTGGATGGGTCTGATGCAGGGCTTCGTCGCCGCGCAGGACGTTTCCTCTGCGTTGGATACGTTGTGGTCCCACGCCCGCCTGGACGTGCGGATGCGCGCGGCCGAGATTCTGGCGGAAGAGAGGAAGTCGGCATGAAGAGCTTTCAGCAGATCGGTACCGATATCGGTGAGCTGGTGCAGCGGAAGAATGCTGCCTATGGATCCAGCTTCGAGGATGCCGGAAAGATTATGGCAATTTTGTACCCGGACGGCATCACGCTGGGCCAACTTGACCATGCTCTGCTTACCGTCCGCATCCTGGACAAACTCAAGCGCGTCGCCACCGATAAAGATGCATTCGGCGAGTCTCCGTTCGGCGATATCGCCGGCTACGGAATCCTCGGCGTTTACATGGACCTCAAGAAGAAAGAGAGCGCACAACCATGCGTCAGTGTCAGTTGCCCGGATGCCGCAAACTCGTCAAAGGAACCGGCCGCTGGTGCGGGGCAATCTGCAAAAGTGAATTCTTCAAAGCAGAGCGCAAGCGAAAGCGCGAGCTCGCAGAGGCAGAGAGTGCGCGCGCATTCAACCGCTTCCTCAAACGACTCCGCGCCTGCGCCTGCCCCCGATGCAAAGCTGCCATCGCCCAGTTCCTCGGCTGCCCGGAGTGTAAGCGATCCGTGGCCCAATCCAAGCCAGGTCGCCCAGTGGGAACAACTAAACGCTGATGGGAATTGCGCTCTCTGCGCTGAGAAACTCAATTCGAAAGTAATGTATGGCGTCACCCGTGGTCAGCATTCGATCCTTGTCTGCAAGCGGTGCTACGAAAGAAACCAGCCTGGGTACAAAACGCCTTACCAGCGCGCAGAGGAGATTGCACGGCAGCGGGACACGCGGGATATCTGCTCGATCTGCCACGGCTCGATTTCTCGCTTTCCCAAAATATATTCGATCTTCATGTTTTTCTATTGGGCTCCGCTCTGCCAGGAATGCTTTGAAGGAGAGAAAAAAGCATGACGCCCACCATCACATCCGGCCAGCGCGCCAAGCTGCAGACGCTGTACGCGCAATATGCGCGGCGGTCGCTGGATGCCTCGCGCGTGGGCGAGGCA